TCGGAAACTTCCCGCAATCTTATCAAGTTAGTTGCGTGGTGAGGTTGTGTGCCCGGGAGAAAAGCCTATTGGGCTACCCGACATTTTATCATTAAAATCTTCATCAATTAGAGGATCAACGACAACTTCTGGCTTTTCGCAGGAGGCTCCAATTGCCGCAAAGGACGCTACGTTTGTCCAGTGAGGCTCTGCATCGACAAGCCTAGTTGCCTTGATAAGTTCATAGGCACACAGCATAGCGGCGACCTCGGTCGCTTCTATAGGTTCATCGAGCCCTAGAACTCCTGACCACAATGTTCCGACACGAGACAGCTCGTCTAGCGAGTCGTCTTCTATCTCACGGGACGATATTTCGTCGGCAAGCCTAAGAACACGTGAGTGTACGCCTTGTGTCTTTTTCCGCTTGAGCGCCATCAGTTTCATATTACTCTATGGCACTCTACGTAACTTAGTCTAGCCAGACAACGTACTCCGCGGTTACTCTAGCCTTTTCTGGGTCTACAAAGTGCAGACGCTGCGATGGCTTGCCTTTTGCGGCAATAAACTCGGCAGCGTAGACGCTCTCAGACTCTGGCGATCCGGTGACGAAGATGCGGCCGCCGTTTGCCATTGTAAGACTCATCGGGGTGTGGAAGTGACCCATGTAGACGTCCTGAAAGTCGGGAACGACTCCTGTAGCCCAGGCATTGCACTTTCTAAGAATGCCGAAAGCAGGGGTGTTTCCACCGAATGACTTGATCTCGTCACCGTGCACGAGAAGAGCGTTATAGTTCCCGATCTTCACGATCTGATACCAGTCAGACGACATCTGCCACGAGACGTTCTTAAGATCTCGTGTTCTTTCAGATGCAATCTTGTAAGAGATTGCGTCGATGTTGTCGTTTGCCGGCAGTTCACCTTTGCGGCCAAGACGGCCGTGGTTTCCGTATTCGCAGACAACGTTGACCTTCTCGAAGAACTGCGCAAGCGACCGAACGATCATTTCTTCGATACGAACTGTCTCGAACAACTGCTCGAAGAGATGGGCTTCTACCTCCCAGGCTTGTCCCGGGAAGATCGTGATACCTTCAACCATGTCGCCACCAAACATGATCGTGCATTCACGAACTGGGTGGTGCGCTCGTTGAAGCTCCGTCAGCTCCATAACCTTCTCGGTAAACTGCTCCATGCGGCGGCCGCACGTCTCGATGTTGTACCCAGACGTCTTCTTGCCAAGCTGCCAGTCCGTCGGGTGAATCAGAGCGTGCTCTGCTTTGCCTTTTCTGGTGTCTTTTGCGACAGGCTTTGTTGCGACAAGCTTTGGCTTATGAGAAGCAAGTGCCGCATCGCGAGCGGCGTTATAGACCGCTTCTACGATGTCTTCGCTCGCGCGCTTTGCCTTGTACTCTGCCTGCTGAGCTCTCTTCAGAGCTTTTTTCAGCTCCGTGACCTCATCTTCCTTGCGAATATCGTCAGATAGACTCATTGAACTTAGTCACCAGCTCTCCACGTCGGTAGCGACTAATGACGTTAACCGCTAGTTTGTAACCACGCTTTGCCATTGCTTTTGAGATGTTAGACGCGGGGATGCCGTGATCGTCTAGTGCGTCGAGCAAATCTTTTCTATCAGATTCGCTGAGTTCATCGAGAATCTCAGCGATTCTTGACTTCGTACCGCGTGACGCTTTCTCTTTCTGAATCTCGTCAAACAGCTTCCCCATGCATCCCTCCGTGTTAGTTCTTCAAACGGTACCATGTATTAGAAGATGTATTGAACATTATCACAACTGAAGCGTCTTGCTTGTGATATTGTCGAATTCTCAAGAAAAACTAAGTCGATGCACTGGAGAGCAACCGTGCCTTGTTATATTTCAACTGTTGTCTTTTCAGTAGCCTGTAGCGACATCACTACTTCTCCCAAACTAAGGTGTCACATGACGAGCGAGTACTCGCTAAAAACTAGTGTAATTATCGCAGGTTCCAATGGCTAGTTGGGAGCGTGCAGAAGGACGTCTCGGACCAGCAGCTCTCTGGTACGCGCAGCAAGGTTGGAAGGTCATGCCTTGCTATGGAATCATCGGTGGCAGGTGCACGTGCGGCGGCACGCATCTCGAACCCAAGGACGTAGGTAAGCACCCGAGCATCCCTGAGTGGAATGTTCATGCTACAAGTGACGTCGAGACTGTAAAGACGTGGTGGCCAGAAAACAGCCAAAGCAACGTCAGCGTGTTTTGTCGTCCCAGCGGGTTCTTTGTCATTGACATCGACCCTCGCTCCGGCGGGCCCGACTCATTTGAAAAGTTCGAGGCGCTTGTTGAAGGCGCGCTGCCGCCAACCGTTGAGGCGATCACGGGTGAATACTCAATGGGTGGAAAGCTGATTCGCGGCCGCCACCTGTTTTATCGTTGCGACGAGTCAGAGGCGCTTGTTGGTAATCTCAAGAAGTCTGGTCTGCCAGGCGTCGACATCAAACACAACGGGTATGTACTTATCGCACCGTCACGGCACTTTTCTGGAGTGTGTTACGAGTGGGTCGAAGGCAAGGCGCCGTGGGAAATACCGATCGCTGAAGCACCAGAAGAACTTCTTGCATCGCTTAGAAAACGATCACGTCGTCTTGAGACAGCGTTGTCTGAAGGTGACTGGGGTTTCCTCGACGGCATAGAGTTCGGTGGTCAGAAAATTGACATCGACAGACTCTTGTCTGACGGCATCGACGAAGGCTCACGCGCTGTTGACATCTATGCGTTGACGTGCGCGCTTGCAAACAAGTTTCCCGTCGACACAGAAGCTGGAAAACTTGCTGTTGAGACGATGATGATTCGATTCAACGCCGAGAAGGTGCGACCGCCACTCGAGCTTGAAGGCCCGGGCGGATTGCTTATGCACGTCCGGCGCGCTATTCAATTTGTTCTTGACAACCCGAAGACCGAAAGACTATGGCCAGGTCTTCAAGAGTGGGCGAAAAAATCTCAGGAGGAGACGCGTGAAACTGCAACATCTGCTCCTAAGAAGCAACAGACGAAATCGTCTGCTTCAACGACAAGTTCGTACAGCATTGAAGCTCTCCCTGGCACTATCGGGGGCTCTGTTCACAGTGCTGTTGTGGACGGTGATTCGCTCTCATCTGCGAGTAAGCTTACGAACATTGATGTTCCTCTTGACCCCGACGCGCTGGGAGAAGACGAAGGTGGCGAACCTGGTAAGCGAACTCTCAGCGATACCGGAAATGGACGACGACTCATTGATTCGTTTGGTCCTGCTGTTCGATACACTCCAGGACTAGGTTGGTTTCATTGGGACGGCGGATATTGGAAGCCGGACGTTGAAAACCTAGAGATGCGTGAACTGTCTAAGAAGCTTGCACCGATCATCGCCAGTGAAGTAGTTCACTACCTTGATGATGCAGACAAGCAATCAGAAGTGATTAAGTGGGCGCAGCAAGCGAAGTCAAACGCGCGTATCAGCAACGCTATTGAAAGCGCGACGTCAGACCCGCGAGTGCTTGTTGGTGTTGACACGTGGGACAGTGGTGAAACGCTTCTTGGTGTTGCTAACGGCGTCATCGATCTAAGAACAGGAGAACTACTTCGTGGTCGCCCAGATCTTTACATTACTCGTCGCGCTCCTGTCGCTTACAATCCTGGTATTAGGAATGTTCGTTGGGAACAGTTCATCGACTTCGCAACCGGAGGAGACAAGGAGCTACAGGAGTGGCTCCAAAAAGCCGCGGGATATTCACTAACTGGTCTTCGTACGTACGACATCATGTTCTTGGTGTATGGTCCGCCAGGCTCCGGTAAGAACACGATGGTTGAAGCGCTCGTCAAGGCGATGGGAACGTCACAATACGCATGGCCACTTGACTCGAGTATCCTCGCGCAAGGCGACGGGCAGTCGCACGGCTCCGATCTGTATCACTGGGCTGAGTTGCGAGGCCGTCGTCTTGTGTGGGTTGACGAGCTTCCTGAGTCTGAGCGCATGAAAGAGAACTCAGTTAAGAAGCTCACCGGTTCGTCTGAAATCTCAGCGCGTTCACCTGGTGAAAAGCCGTTTACGTTCCAGTCACGCGCTAAACTGTGGATCACTACAAACCATAGACCGATCATCAGCGACGACGCGATGTGGCGCCGTATTCGCCCTGTCCCGCTTACCAACGTGCCAGAGAACCCAGACCCCGATCTCAAGCATTATCTGTTTGATCCCGAAGGCGGTCTGCCTGCCGTGCTGTCGTGGGCTGTTGAAGGTGCGATTAAGCTTCTTGGTTCGAGCGCGAGAGACGCTCTTGGTTGGTGTTCTGTTGTTAGCGAGGCTGCTGAGATATATCGCAAGAACGAAGACCGCATCGGTTTCTTTTTCCAAGAAGAGACAAAAGAATCTGAAGGTGCGACTACACCGATCAAATCGTTGTACGCGGTGTATCGCGTGTGGAGTGAGGAACGCGGTGAGAAGCCGATGACACAGATCGCATTCCAGCGCAAGATCGCTGAACGCGGTATGGTGATCAACGGCTTCGGTTCACGCGCCGAGATCGTCGGGCGAATGTTGATGCCGCGTGCAGTGTCGACCGGTGAGGTTGACTGGGGTATTGCATCGAGGTTTGCGAAATGAGCGCCGTCGTGCGAGTCACAGGCACGGCTAGTGTCTACATGATCAACAGCAGCGATGCCACGATCGCGGATGTCAGACTGTGGCTTGACGAGGTTGAGAAACTTGGCATGCCGGACACGACTCGCCTTGACGGAACAAACCTCAAGGTGACTCTTAGATCTGAGCACTTAGAAATGACAGAGTGTGGAGATCACTTAGTAGATGACCCGCACCAAGGGATCGTGATGTGGAATGGTCCGTGCAAAAAAGACGGAGAAATGTCACCTGAGAGTTAGATCTTAATGTACATTTGAACTATAGACCTGGCAACGCTTTTGGGAGAGAGCGAGGCCATTGGGACCGGGATTGAGCATGACGCACGGCTATGTAGATTGCTCTCCCGGTCCCTTCTTTTTGTAGTTTTCAAGGACGTACTTGATTGTCGAAGCGTACCACTTGTGCCCAGAGCCATAGGCAGTCGGCGTTTCGGCTTTGTTGAGCCTGTCGGCGATCTTCCACATCGATAGACCAGACTCTCGCCACGTGAAGATCTGATCTACAACGTCGTTCTGTAGCATCGGCTTTGGGCCGAGGTCTACGCCCCACACGAGACCTTTTTCTCTTCTGTCACGGTGAACGTCCTTCTGCCGTTCTGCGATGATCGCTCGTTCCATCTCGGCGAGGGCTGACATGATCGTGACGACGAATCGACCTTGGTACGAGGAGGTGTCGAGGTTGAGATCGAGCATGACGATTCTCCAGCCATTTGACCCTGCCCTATCGATGATCGAGAGGAAGTCCTGCGTGGACCTAGCCAGACGGTCGATTCTGGTGACGAACAACGCTTCAGCGTCACCGCGGTCTAGCCGCTCGAGAGCGCCGCGTAGGACTGGACGGCCTTTGATGCTCTTACCAGACCGTCCTTCCTCACGGAGAAGCTCCACTTCGTCATATCCGGATAACGCGGCGGCCCTTCTAAGGTCCCTTTCCTGCGCGTCGAGGGACATTCCGTCGTTCACCTGCATCGAGGTAGAGACGCGAGCGTATAGTAGAGCTATCTTCTTTTTTGGCCCTGTATCCACGGTCTTTATACTCCTAGAGGCGGTCTTTTGTACAATTCAAAGCGTACAACTTTAAGGTCACGGATGTATGAAATACCGTATCACGATAGTGGCCACACCCAGGCACTTTGTAGGGCTGACAAATCTATATCAGAAACTGTCAGAAATATATCATTTATGGTGTCAGTTGGCCGCTTTTGCCGCTTTTTCAGCCCTACGCTGCCGAAGTA